GGATCATCGAAGCCGGCGGCGACGCACTGATCGCGGCCAATACCTCTGCCGCCGTCACCAGACTCCTATCAAGAGCCGCCGCAGAAACTGAAATTGTCAAGCGCGGAGCTCCTGTCCGTCGCTGAGCGTCAACACCTTGACGCCATCCTTTTCGTAAAAGGCGATGACAGACGCAGCATCATTCCCCGCCGGGCCTTTTTCTCCACGGTCGCCCTTTGCCCCCGGCTTGCCTGCCTTGCCGGCCCCCGCCCAAAGCTGCCAGCCGTCCCCAGGGCATGGCCCAGGCGCATCGAAGAGCGCGACGAACGAACTGGCGTTCAGCATGACGATATCGTTCTTGGCGTAGACTTCCGCTTCGTTCCATGTGCCGCGAACGACAAACCCACGCGCATCGGCGCCGCGCGCGGCAAGCATGATCCAGTCGTCGCTCGGCGGCCCGCGCCCGGTGTCTCGAATAGCCTGCCATGTCGCGCCATCACGCGTCACGACCTCGCTTTCATAATGAACACGATCAACCCATGCCTTGGCGACCGGCATTTTACCCGGCGCACCGTCTCGGCCATCCGCGCCTGGCGCGCCATCCTTGCCATCGACGCCGTCGCGGCCGTCTTTCGGCGGCGGGATCTCCGCAACCGCCTTCGCGACGGCCTCCGTCAACATGGGAGAAATATCTTCGAGTGCGACGCTGCGGCCGTCCGCGCCTGGCGCGCCATCCTTGCCATCGACGCCGTCGCGGCCTGGCACGCCATCGACGCCGTCTTTTGGCGCAGGCATTTCCGCGATCTTCTTTTCCAGCGCATCGATGCGGGCAAGCAGCGGCGCCGTCGCACGCGCGACGTAGCCCTTGACAACATCGACGATCTCAGCGCCGAAAGCCTCTCCATCGAACATCAAGAAAGGCCCTTGTAGATCCTGAGAAGCGCCTTTGCCGCCTGTGCATCGGCATTGTCGTTCGACCCATCTGCAGGAGCCGGCGGCGCCGGCGGCGCCGCAGGCGCAGGGGCAGCGACTTGACCTTTTTCCCACGCGCTGAGCGGGACGACTTGCTGCTGAACGCGCGGCTCTTCGCCATAGCCGCCAGGGACAGCCGGCAACTCCTCCTCTGCACGCGCTTCGTCAGGCGAATAAATGCCGCCCTGCACGCCGCGCGCAAGCGCCTCAATGCGGTCGCGGTAGGCAGACCTAAGCAGCGACTTCGTCGAAAACTCAACATATTCGTCAGGCACGCCGCGAAGTTGAAATAGGCGCCCGAAAGCCTCTTCGATATGGTTGAGCGCGAAGCCGAGTCCCTGCGCCACCCAGGACTGCATCATCAATTCGGTCGACGCATAGGCCGTGCCCCCAAGCCCAAGAACCTGTAGCGGAATACGAAATGCGAGCGCCACATTCTGGTCGCTCATCTTCATCGTCTCCGCCAACTGCGCGTCTTGCGCCGTCGTCGAAACTTGGACCGGCTTGAGGCCGGCGCTGAGGATTGGCGTTCCACCGGCATTTTCGCCGCGCGTCTGCTCATCCCATTTGGCGCGCAAAAGATCGACCTGATCTTTCGTCAGAACGGCGTCCGTCGAAAGCATGATCGACGGGCGCGCCTGGTTGGTGAAAAACGCCACCTGCTGCTGGAGCGCCGCGTTGCCCGCGGCGATATCGAGTGCGGCAGCAAGAATTGGGCTTTCACCGCGCAAAGGGCTGCGGGGCGTGTGTAGGCGCACGTGCAGCACGTCGCGCGCAGGAACGGCCGCAAGGCCGCCAAGGCGCCGATCGATGATCTCATTGCCGCCGAGAGAATAGAAAACCTCGCCGCCTTCCGCCACACGGGCGAAGCAAGCTTGCGGGTTCATCAAATGTAGCTCGGCGATCTCGAAGCGATCATTGCGCAACGCCAGCGCATAGGCGTTGCCGCTATCGTAAAGACTGCGCGTCAGATTGAGCAGGAAGTCAGAGATCGATTGATAATCGTTCGGCTTGCGCAAAATTCGCGCCAGCGCTGAATTCGTGACGCGCTCCCGCCCGCCGCTCGGCTGCAATCGCCAATGGTCGCCGGGGCACATCGCGACCGTCTGAGAATAGGCGCCGACGCAGGCTTCAACCATCGCCGAGGCGGACGAATATGGCTGAAGACGGCCGCCCATCTGCCACCAGTTCACTGCGGAACCGGAAGGCAACCAGCCGTCGCTCAGGAAATATCCCGCGCCAGACGCCGACTTGCGACGGAACGGCTGCAAGATGCGCGACCAGATGCCCACGCTTTATTGGGCCTTGGTTTCGCGCGTCACGTAGCCGGCTTTCGACTCAGCGGGCTTGATATCTTTTGACTGCCCCGTCGCGATTTTCTTCGCAGCGTCAGCCTTAGCCTTTTCATCAGCCTCTTTTGCGGCCGCTGCTTCAGCCTCAGCGGCCCGAGCGCGCTCAGCCGCTGGATTGTCGACGCCACGGCTCACCGGCGTCTGATTGCGCATAGCGACGGCGACTCCGCTCTTGTGGCGCAGCACGCCTTTCGCGTCTGGCCCGACGCTGGCAGGATCGACAACCGCGCCGGATTCGAGCACATACCAAGTTTCGCGCATCAAGATCCTCCATCAAAACGGGGCGGCTCGCGCCGCCCCGAAATATTAAATGGCCCGGCCATCGTCGACGAGGATGACGAACGTTCCGCTCTTGGCGTTTCCGCCAGACGCGAGAACGATCTTCACACGATCTCGCCCGAGCGCGATGCGATCATTGACCGCCTCGCCGGCCGCCGCATAAAGCGATGCGACGCCAGCATTGGAGTGCGTCGGCGCGCGCGGCAAGCAAACTTTCGCCGCGTTTACGTTGCTTTCCGTCCAGATCGTCTCGCCGGTCACCTCGGCGGTGATCGTGAAATCGACGCCATCGGCATAGTCGGTCTTCAGATATTCGATGGCGTGAATGTAGCCAGAAAGATACGGGCTATAGGCCGTAGCGGAACCATCGGCAGCCGTGGTCACGGCGACATTGAACCTGCGAATCGTCATTGGTTTACCTGTCAGGTTACGAGAAGAGAGCGGGCCGTTATTGGCCCGCCATAATTTTCAGCTATTACCAGCTCGTGCCGTTGATCCACTGGACCATGCCACTACGCCGCATCTTCCATGAAACGTCCATCAGCATACGAACGCCGATCGTCGCCGTCTGGAAGAACGAACGCACAGGGTCGGCCGTGGTCGGCCCGGTGCCAGACACGATTTCAAGCGGCGTCGTGTCTTCCATGTGGACGGTAGCCTGCTCCGAAATATCGAACTCAGGCGCGTCGCCGAGCGCAGTCGCGAAGTCGCTGTTGCGCAACGCGATCAGTCGGCCCGCAGTGGCATGGGTCGACTCGATGATCGTCACACGGTCACGAATGGCCGAGAACCAGGTCGGATTCCCCACCGGCGCTGGCATCATCGCGAGACGAAGGCCCTGCGCTGGGTTCATCACGACCGTGATGTTGTCGGCTGCATTCGCGGCGATGAATGGCGAAAGAAGATTGTAGAAATCTTCCTGAACTGCCTGATAATCGCCGCCGCCGTAGCCCACCGCAGCTGCGCCAACTCCGTTCAGCAAGCCGGCCGGGCGCGCGGTGCTTACCGCCGTCGCATCCAGCAGGATCGGGTCAAGGACAGCGCCGGTGTCCTCGAGGATCGCCTGGCGAACGAGCGCTTCAATTGCCGGAGTGCTCCGCTTCGCCAATTCCCGCGAGAACGGAACGATGACGCCCATTTTCTTCGGCGTCATTGTTGTCGCTGCGGTGGTGATGCGGCCAACGCGGATCGGATCGCCCTCCGCCACAAAGCCGCCGCCGGCGCCGCCGGCAGTGCGGCTCGGAATCGACACCGTGCCGTTGCCGTCGAAGCTCAGACCAATGCCTCGATCACGAAGCGCAGGGTAGATCGAATAGCCCATCAACGCCTGCACGAAGTCAGCGTAAGCGGTCTGGACAAGCTCGGAAGCCCAGCCAGCGACGCCCGTCGTGCCGATCGTCTGGTCAGCCTTGGTAATGATCGCCGTGGCTTCGTGGCCGCGGTAGCGCTCATCAAGCACTTGGTCGATCGGCTTCTTGCCGAAGTGCGCGATGCCGCGCACGACCGCGCCGCGCACAATCAGATCGAGGCCGCTCACGTCCTTCTGACGGCCCTTGAGGGACACTGCTGGAGCCTGGATGGCGGTCGGGGCGGTCTTCGCCGCGAGCGCCGCCTCGGCGCGCTGCAAAGCGGAAAGCGCCTTCTCGCGCTCTTCGATGCGGGACGAAAGTTCTTCGGTCACGATCGGATCGGCGTCGTCTTCAGCGATATGGGCCGTCAGCGCATCCTTTTCGCGCACAAGATCGGCCTGCGCATCTTCGATGCGCTGGGAGAGAGTCTTCATTTTCTGTGTCCTTACGGGAAGTGTTTTCGTGGCGTGCTCGCCAGTGGCCCCGCGACGCACGACAGCCGGCTCATCTTCGGCGTGCTCGCCAAAAGCCAGTTGCAGCGTGTCGCTGGAAATGTTGAGAGACTTCGCGAGGCTCAACGCCGCCGGGTTTGCCGGGACGGAGACGAGCGAAGTTTCGAGCAGCTCTTGCCGCTTGTATTTTTGCGGACCCCACGGCCTCTGCGGGTCGATAGGTTCGGATTCGAGCGGACGAAAGCCGACCGAAGTTGCGCGCAGTATTTTCTGCTCGACAAGACGGCGAAGTTCATCGATGCGCGCTGACGTGCCCTCTTTGGCGAACATCAAGCGGCCCTTGAGCTTTCCGCCTTCGACGCGCACGTCAGCCCAGGTTCCGATTGGGTGAGCCGACGAATGACCGAAGAGAGCGATGGGATTCTTACGGAAACGGGAGAGATCCCACCCGTTCGGATCGACGATATCGCCGTAGCTGTCGACGGTGGCGTCGGATAGAACGAATTCCAGGTTCGGCCCCGGATCCGAGACAGATTCCTTGTAAACTTGCGTCATGTGAATTGAGCCTCAAATCACGCGATCATCGCCGCGACGTTGACCGACTCCGGGTTCAACGTCATCAGCGACACCGCGTTGAACATCGCGATTGCGACGTCGATCTTGCCCATGCCCGCCTCGTCTCGGGCGACGCGAATCGCCGTCGAGGTCGGAACGATTTTGAGATTAGCGACGCAATAATTCAGCAGCTGCTGATCTCCGTGGCGGAAACTGCCGTCCGCGAGCTTTCGCTCGACCGTCTTGATCGGGCCCATGAGGCCGATGCCCTGGCGCACCGCGTCGAGCGTGCCGGCGTCCTGGGTGACGCCAATGCCGGCGAGGGCGTCAACGATCGAACCGATGCCGGCGGCGTCGACGCCGACCTCGGCGAGCAGGCCTGCGTCGCGAATGCGCGCGACGAGATCGACGACGAATTGGATGTCGTGCGGCAGCGCGTTTGGATCGTCATTGGCGGGCGGCACGTCGGCGAAGAGATCGGCCAGCGCGGGATCCTCGTCGATTTCCTGTTCGTCGATATGGCCGAAGCGAAACACTGTGAGCTCGCCGGCCTTTTTGAAGGCGATATATTCCGGCGCATTGGCTTTGCGCCGCCAGACGCCGATCGTCGAAATCAGCCCATGCGCCCAAACGAGCCAGCGATTTGTGCCTTTCTCGCGGCCGACGACGGCGACGCCGAGAATGTCGTCAAGGCCGCCGCCGTCAATGCCGACGGTGCAGATTTCGCAGCGCTTGAGGATCTCCTCGAGCGTCAGGCATGCTTCGACGCCGCGCGGCCAGATCAGCGCGCCGGCCCAGCCGTCGGCGCGCAGCGCCATGGACGGCTGAACATTGAGGTGCTTGGCGTAGAAATTGATGAGCGACGCCTTACCGGCGTGCTCGGCTTTGGCCATCTCGTCGAGCAAAAATTGCTCATCGACGGATGCGCCAAGATTGGGG